GTCTTTCACAATGTCATACCTGGCCCCTTGCGGGGTTATCAGGGAATTACGCCGCAGAGCCGGTCGAAAACAGGACTTCACTCCCGTAAGCGACTTCGTTTAGCTGCGTTAATTTCTCATTCAGAAGTTTATGTTCTGCATGACTTTTGTCGTAGAGCGCAGGGTTAGCCCTGATCTGCGCTATCTGTTCCTTAGCCATATCCGGCGTTACGCCAAACTGACCTGTCTGTTCAGAATCCTTGAACTGCTGACCAGACGAAAGTTCTGCACCAATGCGAGCAAACGCGCGTATCATTTCAGGATGGTTGCCCATGCCTGTCTGGTTCAGAACGTCTGATAATTCGTCAGAGCCAAACGCACGAACTGCGCGACGCGCCAGACCAATCCGGTCATCGTATGCCGTGCCGTATTCCTTTTTCAGTTCACTGTCCCACTGGTTCATCGTGTGTTGTTGCTCAGTGGCAAAATCAGTTTCCTGAGAAATCGCGCGCTCAACAAACTTGTCATGCAGCCGTTGCGCCATTGCTGCTGGCAGCTTTGCCGCATGTGCCTCTTGTCTGAACCAGTCAGACAATTCTTCGGAATAGCCTTCGTAGCCACTCGGCACATCCAACTGATACCCGGATGCTTCTTCCGGCGTGCCAAGCTGTGACCAGCCATCCCATTCCGTAATGTCTTCTTCGGCGGTCGGCAGCGTTACCTTGTCACTGCCTATCTGCTTTTCAAGATTGACGTAACTTTTCAGAACGTCGTCGGCTGACTTCCAGCCCTTTGCCTCAACGACGCCGCTGTATTCCTGCGAAGCCCATCCTGCTTCGGTTAAAGTTGATTCCGTGGCTGCTTCCGTGACGGGTTCAGCCGCTACCCCTGTGTCCTCGACTTCAGGGTTGCCCGCCAATACGGACCCTTGTTCCTCACTCATCTTCTATGACTCCTATGCCAATTTTCATCACCTGTTCGTCATCCAGGCCAAGGAACGACACAATGCGTCGCACCATGTCCCTTGAACCTTCGAGATGCTGAACTTCTTCGGGCGTGCGGACGCCAGTAATCTGAAACAGTCCGCTCGCTTTCATCATGTCGCGCAGCACCAGTTGACCTTCCGGCAGATGCAGGAAAATGTTCCTGTACGCGTCAATCAGTTCCTTTTGAGTTGTCACTGCTGGGCGGCTTGACTGATCTGGCTAATCTTCAATGCCGCGTCCGCCGCTTGCGGTGCGTTTTGCAGTGCAGCCTGCAACTGCTCCTGTTGCGCTCTGCTCTGCCGCTGCTCGTAAATTTCTTCCGCTGGCTTCAGTATCCGCTGCGGTACACCGTTTACATCTGCAAGCACACGCGTGATTTCGTCAAAATCAAAGTTGTCCATCACGGACGGATCAACCGCAGCTATTGGCTGCACCATTTCAAGCGTGCGCAAAATACCCACGCCTTCTTCTGACTTCATTGCGCGCGATAGCGGGCTGACATATTCAACTTCGTATTCCTGATCCAGAAGTATTTCAGGCACTTCAGGCAACAAACCCTGCCTCGACAGAACACCAAGTTCGCGTTCGATCAGCGGCCCAAGCGTTTCCGACTGCTGACGGCCAATGGTCGGCGCAAGCAGTGCGCCTTTCTCCTGCGCACGTTGCAGCACTTCCGTGGCGGTCATCTGTGGGCTGTCTACAAGTATCTGAAACAACGTAACAAGGAACGCATCGTTGATTGTGCGCCTGCGACGCTCCATCATTTCTTCGCCAATGTCCGGGCGACCGCCTGTGTTCAGCGGCTGAATGGGGGCTTGCTGGCGACCATCTAGTCGCGCAAAGGTTGCACCGCCTGCCTTGGTGTTGACCGGCAAAATCACGCCGTCATCTGCTATCAGCAGGGGCGGGTCAACAACCTTTTCGCCCGCACGTATGACAACGCGGGACATGGCCTGCAACATCTTGATATCCGGCAGCACCATCATGGCCGGTGATCTGCCATACGTTTCACGCGGCCCGGTTACATAACGGGACAGGATATAGGGAAAATCCTCAAAGCCGCCTTCTTCAAGCAGCAAACGTTTCTGCGCTTCGTAGTAACCGGAGCCGAACGCCATGTTTACGCGGTCAAGCATCGACACATCGCGATCCTCGCGCGGCGCTACAACGTGCAGTATTTCTATTCTTTCGTCAGGATTATCGTTGGCTTTCTCGCGCGTTTCCTTGCTGACGTTTTCTTCGCCAAACATCATTACGCATTGACGCGCGGTGCAGTCCATCTTGCGGAATACAGTGTCAACGATGCCGTGTTCGTTTTCGGCAATAAACAAATCAGACAGATGAACAGCACGGTAGCGGAAACCTTGGTCAAACTTTTCATCAACAAAGATTGCGCCCGTGCCAAACGCACCCAGCGACAGATAGCTTTCGTGCATCTGCGATGCAAAATTCGCGCGTGGGGCGTAGCGATAATGGAACAGGATACGTTCCACATTATCAAACCACGTTGCTACTTCAGGGTCTTCGTTAAGGGCAGGTTCCGACGCACGCAGTGTATGCCACTTGGCACCGCGGGGGGTCAGCAGACTTTCAACGGCCGCAGCAAAACGTTCAAGCGCAAGCGCACTTGTGGCGTCGTATAGCTTCTGCGTGCGCTTGTCGCCCGGTGTGCGCGCGCCGGTGAACTCAGAAGATCGTGGCAGAACGCGTTCAGCTATTTCTTCCCAGTGCGATTCCCACGTACCGCGCATCCCCTTTAAACGCTCATAGCGTTTAAATATTGCGTCTGTATCTTTGAAGTTCATTAGACCCTCAACATTGTCGTGCGGCGGATCGCCTGCACATCGGTATTACGCGGGACACCCTGCATAATTGTGCGGCCCTGGTAGGTGCCGCCGCCTGATGTAGACATGGCAGAACGCTGCGCCTGATCCAGACGTGCGCCCGCGGAGCCGGAAAGTGCCTTCATTCCCGACTGCTGCATCTGGCTATAAATTTGTGGGGCGCACATTACTTCTTGCGTTTCGCCGGTTTCTTTTTCGGCGGCCGCCCGGGCTTGCTGCCGTAAGTTCCTTTGCCTTTGGGCATAGCTATTACCTACCCAGCAAAGACGCCATGCCGAGGTTTGCTTCCTCGGTCACGCCCTGCCCACTTGTAAGAATGGTGGAAGAACGGCCGCGGGCGGAAAGACGACGACGGCGTGCTGCGCGCTGAGACTCTACAACTTCAGGGTCATCACGCGTGGGCGGCGGCGGTAAAGGCGGAGGAGGAGCGGGCGGAGGTGGCATTTTAGGGGAGGGAGGGCACATATCAAACCTCTGTTTCAGATCGTAACCAAACGTATTGGTAGTAGGTTGCGGCCTCGCGGCCGTACTCGGGGATTACTGCTTCACGTTTCGCGCCCATCATCTCCAACCAGCGATGGGCATAGTCGTAGTTTCCATGCGTGCGGCACTCGGCGCGGTTGGCACCTGCGTCGTACAAGATCGGCAACATTTCTTTCACGATGTGCCGCGTAACCGACAGGGACACCCGCGGCCATTCGTGCGTTGCAAACATGAAAACCTGCCAGCACGTTGCGACAGTCTGTGTTGCGCCTACGACTGCCACAGGTTTGCCATCATTCAGCGCCGTGCGGCTGTAGTGCGCCCCCGCGGCAGACAATGCCAAATCTTCGGCACCGCCCTGTAGCAGCGGCAAAATCTCCATGCTGTCGTTAGGTCGCAGACGCCGTGCCACATACACAGCGTCAGCGTATGTCGTCGGCTCAAGCGAAATTGTCGGCATAGTCCGTCAGTATCACAGGGCGTCCGTCGCTCATGCGCTGCGAACGCGACATATACTGCACGCGGTCGTCTTCGTTATGGTCGCGCAAACCGACGGCAAGATACCTGAACGCGTCAGCCGCGTGACTGCTGTGGTCATGGTTGGGGCGGTCGCGCCAGTCATTGCGACGCGCGTCCCATGAACGATGGTACGCGCGCAGCATCTTCAATCCTTCTGCGCACTTCCTGCGATCAAACCAGCAGCGCGGAAGCATGCCGCGGACAGCTTCGATGCCGTCCTGTACCTTCAGCTTTGCAACCACCGTGGGACGCATCCCAAGGCCCAGCAAAATTTCATATCGACTGCTGCCGCTGCCTAACTCACGAACCATAATGTCGTGGGGAAAATAAAATTTATCGTAGTGGTATGGCCGGTTGTTCAGTTCTTTAACGTAGTGATGCAAGCCCTCACCGCTTGCTTCGTAATAATCGATCAGCCTGATCTCACCGGTCCGTGGATACTCTTGGCAAAACCATATAGCAGTTGAATCCGCGACGCCCAGATCGAAGCTGACCGAAACTTTCAGGTTGGGATCATACGGCACGTTCGTAACGCGCTGGTCTGTCTCCGCAAGATCAAGCGCCTGTGCGTAATAGCTGCCAACCAGTGCAGCACTCCAGCTACATTCAAATTCCTGTTGGTACTGCGACTCGTCCATAATCTCGCGAGCCGCGTCCAATTCCTCCTGTTTCAGTATGCCGGTTTCCGATGCCTTGAAGATCATCGAAAACCAATCTGTGCTGCCCTCTGCTTCCTGTTCAATCGCGTAGTCGTAAATCTCCTTGAACTGGTTGTCGCCGCGAGGGGTGCCGATCCATGTGACGGAACCAAAGCGGTCAGCGATAGCTGGCCTGACGACCTCTGGGTACAACCGACTGTTCATGTCGGCGTATTCATCAAGAATTACGCTGTCCAGAAACAGACCCCGCAACGAGTCCGCACTGTCGCCGCCGAGTAGGTATATCTTGCGGTCATCCGGCAGGTCGCAGCGCAGTTCTGCTTCGTTAAACTTCACCCCCGGTATAACGCCTGCGTACTCGCGCTC